ATACGCTACGGGTGTCGAGGCGAAGTACAAAGGGTTCAAGAGCGAGGAGCAGATTAAGGAAGAACTGGAGAAAGCGAAGGCAGAGGCAGTAGAAATTTACAAGAAGTTGCATCCGCAACCGATTGTGAATCCACAGCCCGCAGAGCCGACGCCGACACCTGCACCGACACCTGCACCGACACCGAAACCTGCGCCACAGCCAACTAACGTGCCACAGCCCGCACCACAGCCTCAACCGCAACCACAGCCACAGCCGACACCCGCACCGACGCCACAGCCCGATGTGAATTTGGCAGAAATCCTGATGAAGTTCCAAACTCAGCAAGATGAGTTCCAAAAGGCACTTCAGAAACAGATGTATGAACAAATCAGCAAGGGAGTTACTGAGGCTTTGAAGCCTTATCGTGAGAAGAACGAAAAGGAGCGGTTGCATAACTTGCTATACTCGAATGAGAAGGTGAAGGCTATGCCAGAGCAGTTCAAAAGGTCGTACTCTCTTGAGAAGGAGGAGGATTTAGATGCGGTAGTCGCCAAGATGGAGACAGATTATGCCACACTAAAACAAGAACTCCTGAACATGGGAGAGTTCACCACTCCTCCTACGGCAGGCAACACCAACAACGAAGATGACGATTTGCTTGATTTTCTCAATGAAAATGGCGCTCAGGCATCTAAGTAGTGTAAAACCCTAAAAAAACAAAGAGCAATGAACTTCAGGTATTCAAATGCAGACCTCATCAAAGAGGCAAATTGGAACGAGCGCACCTGTGAGCGCCGTCAGGGAGGTTTTATGATTGACAAGACCTCTCTTCCTTCAAGCATGAAGGTTCTTCCGAAGGGTGCTGTTATGGCACTTAATGATTCGGGGAATGCGATTTATGTTAAGACTGCTCAAGCCCAGGCTGATGCCGCTTCAGCGGCTACTTCACTCAAGGTGAAGAAGGGTCATGACTTGGTGGTCGGTGACACTATTGCGGGTTCAACAATTTCAGCAATCAACACATCCAATGCGAACTACGATACACTGACCGTGAGCGCATTGAGTGCCGCTGTGACTGCTGATGACGTGCTGAACTCAAGCCTTGGCAATGGTATCGTCGGATTGAACTACGCACCCGTGGTGATTGATGACCAACCATCTTGCACAATCACGTTGCAGGCTTACGATATCGACGAGGCAACCATGCCATATACGTTCGGTATCAACTCAGCAATCAAGGAGGGACTGACTTCACGTCATTCATTCCTCAACAAGTGATGTTAACGTAATTACGAACTCTTAAACAGAATAGTAAGATGATAAATCAAAGTTTGCTTATTCGTATTCAGACGCCAGATGTATTCGAGGCGTTCATCAATAAGGGAGTCAGGGATATGTCCTATGTCGCTGATTGGAAGACCGAGCTCGGCTCACCTGAGTACTGCTCATCCAAGGCATATCAAGCATATCTCGCAGAGTACTCAGCGGCTATGGTCGGTTCTGTTGTCGATAAGAACGCAGAGAAACCGACTCATCAGTTGCCAGCCGCTAACGAGATTATCGGTTCACTTGCCCGTATCTCCGACGAGTGGCAGTTGGATAACGACAAGTTGTCTCAGTTCTACTACATGGAGAACCGCTACCGAGACAACTTGAAGAGCGGATTCATGAAATCCACGCCTGCCGACCGTCAAGCTCTCGTTGATTATCTGTTCAACATGTTCCAAAATGCGGTAATCGCACCGCACAAGCGAATCGACATGATGTACTACGAGGGTCTGTACAATGGTACTCAGACCGTCTCTGCTACGAACAACCCTAAGAGCAAGGTGACTTTCTCAGCAACTTTGCCAGTTACCACTCTCAAGGCGACTACTGCGACTTGGGGAAATGCATCAGCGACCCCAATTGCTGACCTCTTAGCCGCTTGCGACGAAGCAGGAAGGCACGGACGTAGCGTCCTGAAAATCAGGATGAGTAGGAACACATTCCGTAAGATGTGTAAGGCTACTGAGATTGCGGGCAAATTCGAGTTGAAGTTTAACAAGGCGAATGCAACCGCAAGCATCATTCCAGTTGACGTGATTAACACGTATTTGGAGTCAGTCATGTTGCCACCAATCGTGGTAGAAGACCCTAAGTATGTGACATTTGCGGACGGCACATCAACGAACATGATTCCTGACGATAGGGTAGTTCTTCAGTGCACTCCGAGAGTTGCAGTATTGAAGATTTCCGACCCGTTGGAGTCTATCGACGCAATCCCGAACAAGACCTATGCTAACTACGAAGGAAACCTTGTAGGTTTTTGGCGTAATGACAAGGGACGTTTCGTGGATTACGAGATGTGGGCAATCCCAGTGTTCAACGGAGTTAACAACTACTTCATTCTCAAAACTGACGAAACGGTGTAAGGTATGAAGATTCTGACCGCAGTATCGGCAAAGATTGAGCCTTATAGTGTTTCAGACGAATCATTGGAGGTAAATTTCACGGAGGCGGCTAACCATTTTGGGGTTAGTGCCTCCGTTGAGGATACTTACGTGGTTAGTGAGCACCTGAAGGCAGTTACATTAGCGGCTATGCGCATACTTTCGGGGATGCGCACCTTGACGGGAGAGAATATCGGCGGTTTGTCGAACTCGTATTCAGTCAAGGGGATAGAGGCTATGATAAGAGCCTTGGCTAAGTCTGCGGGCTTGTCCCCTGAATTGGTTGGGGTTGATTCTGCGGGCGAGAGAGTTGTAACCGCTGTTCAATGTTGGTAACGATAAATGTATGAGTTATGAGGTTCGATGACAAAGCCGAATTGAAGATAGTGACCACGACCGAGGATGAAAGATTCAACGTCGTGGAAACTTCTTCGTACACATATATCGGCAAGTGTAAGAAGATTCCGAATAATTCAGCGAGCCTACGTGACGGGGAGGATGGCAAGTCGTATTACTACTCGATGACGATATTCCTTCGTAATCCATCGATTAGACCGAAGGAGGGCGATATCGTGAAGATATACGACAACACTGCGAAAGAGACATTCGAGGCGAGGGTGGATGGCGTCAGCGTTCTGCCAAAGAAGTACGTTAGGATATATGTTACGGAACTAAAGGATTATGTCGAGGAGGAAGACGCATCGGAAGATGAAGATGAGACCGAAGACGAATCAGAAAATGACGAGACATGAGCAAGAGGGACGATTTAGCGACGAACATGGTTGGATACCTTCGAGAGAACATCAAGAAGGTTCTAATCGTAAAAGGGGACAGACCTACAGACAAGAAGGAGTCTCCTTACATAGCGGTCAATTGCCTGAAGGTCATCTATGGAGACATGCTCAATTCGTCAACGTACATGAATATCAACGTTCATTGCAGGAGCAATACGGATGGTACGTGCGACACAAAGAAACTCGACACGATGACCGATGCAGTACTAAGCCTTATTCCCTACGACAATGGGACGGAAGACGGCATCTGCGACGTTGAGATAGACGGAGACAGATTCGTTGTCGAATCCGTGTCAGACCCAGTAGAGGACACAGACGGCACTTATTATACCAACATACAAGTCAAAGTGTATTTTAATGCGTTATAAACACTAAAAATATAGAGAATATGGCAGAAGCAGTATATGGATTATCCCACCTGAAGATGGCAAATTCCACTGAGGAGAATATCAGCGGATACTATCAGTGTGCCCAAGGCACGACAGGTGCGAAGAAGGTTGTGGCTAACGATGCGACTCCTACAGCGAGCCAAATCAAACTGAGCGAAGTGACTCCGTATAGGTCGGCTAAACCTTTGGCAGTTGACGATTACGTTGTTAATGTGACATTGGAAGTTGGTTCATACATCGATTTCAACACGATTGTAGGACTACCAGTCTTCCAAGTAACCGCAATCGTAAAAGATTCGTTCTCATACAAGGATACAGCGCCTTCTGAGACGAATATCGAGATTGAGGACTCTGATGACTACTTCGCAACAATCAAAACGGATGGTGGTGACAAGGGATTCACCTTGCAGACCTACGACATGGGTGCTGAGGCTTATGCCTACCTCATGGGTTATGCGGAGAATAACGGATGGCAAGAGGAGGGTATTTCCTTCGAGTTGCCAAACCAATGCGTCGAAATCAAGACGAAGAAACTCAGCGGATTCCCTGCTAAGGTTTTCCAATGGGCTCGTATGAGCGTAAAGGTGAACCGCACGGGTACAATCGGCAAGTCGGGTTTCCCTAACTTCCAACTCGAGTTCACCAAGTTGGCGAACTTCGACTCCACTGGTACTGAGATTAGCGGAGCAAGGTGGAAAGAGGCTTGATAATCGCAATCGGTAATACTTTTTTCATTTCGGAGGGGGTGTCGCTCATAGGGGCATCCCCTTTTTGATAAAATATGTGAAATATGAAGGAAACAAAAGTTACAGACACGCTTTCAGAGAAGAGCGGATTCATGTTCGTCGGCATGTTGCCTATACGGATTCGTCCAATCACCTTGTATCAGGTCGAAGAGATGGGCGAATTGGCAGAGGAAATGTCTGTCTACGACGAGAATGAGATAGAGAAGAGTGAGTTAATATCATCATATACGTTCAGCAGGAAGAACGACGTGAAGACATTGCTTGATGTCATCATAGTTTCTTTGTTCAGGAGAAGGATATGTAGATTTCTTTTTGGGCGGTATGTGAAGAAAAGAATAGATTCGGAGCTCATGAAAATATGTGTTCTACGCATAAAGGACACGTTCGATTTCGCTTTTTTTTTCAACGCTTCGATTTTCCTGAGAGGGATGAAGAAGCAGAAGACGGAGGAAGAAATAACAGCCCTTGGGGACTCGTG